ATCATCTACTGATTTTGCTTTCATGATTTTAGAAGCGTTCTTCCATAACCATCTATAAGTATCACCATACCAAATTCTATCAGCTGAATCTTTCCATGCCGCTATCTTTTTAGATTGCGTAGTGGTAAGTTTATTATCACCGGCAGCCTCAAGCATAAACTTTTCAAATAAGTGTACCCTTCTCATAATAATTTAATTACATTTATTACCAAGCGTAATCGAAGCTTTTAATTTTAGATATTTGATCTTTAATTGTTTTAGCGTAGTTTTTAGATTCTCTTTCGTAATAAGATTCAGCTTGTCCGTATCTTTCTTCAGATTCTTCACCTTGTCTAATATAATCACAATACCTTGAATAATTATCTAGAATATTTGACATATGATTAGAAGCATCTCTTAATTTAGCTTCTCTACCTTTTGAATTTTCGCCAATTTTAATTTCGTCATATCTAGTCTTATCACCTTTAGCTAAACCTTCTTTAATTTGATTTGCTAATTGGTCAATAGCATCTGCAACCATTTTATCAATTGGTAATGATGCAGCCTTAGTTGCTAATATTTGATTGTACCTATTCTTATTCTCAGTTTTAAAATCTTCATCTGATTTAAACGCAATTGCACCAGATTTAGCAGCTGCTCTTGCACTTCTTAATTGTTCCGTAGAATACTTTTGTCTAATTAGGTCTAAATTTACAATAATAACTCTATCAGAAACTTCTGCAATTCTTTTACCATTACTTAAACCAGAAGCATCCCAGCCTCTATATTTCTTATTTACGCCAATTTGATCAGCAGAACCTTTTTTACCATCTTTTCTCCAAGTTCTATTCTTAGAATATCTAGACCAATCATTTGAGTAAAAATTTCTATCACCGGACATTGCCGCTAATAAAGTACCACCGCCCGGTACCATCTTCATCGCTGAGTATGAAGCGTCGGATGGTGTATATGGATTCTCTTTTTCATTATCTGAAATAAAGAAAATAATATTTGAAGAGCCACCGTGGTTTTTAAATGCCTTTTGTGGTTCATTACTTACAATAAAGTCTTCATCTTGAATTTTATCTAATGCAACTTTAGTCGCCTGGTAAAATCCACCTGCTAAATCAGCTAAGTTTTTTCTTGCAAATTTACCTTCTCTACCACTCTGTAGAATATTAGATAGGATTGCACTAGAAATTTTTTCATTTAAAATTCCATTAGATGCAGTAAAATCTGCAAAAGATTCATATAAAAATATATTTTCCATGTTTGTATTTTCTTGTAATTTTTTAGCAGCTAAATCCTTATCTTTTTTAGAAACATTATCTAGGTAAGATCCGTCTCCCCAGAATTTAACAACTAATTCAGTTTGAGTAGTTGAATGCATTCCTGGTTTGTAAACTGCAATATCTCTTAGTTTTTTATTAGAATCAATAGTTTTGTACATAAAGTCTAGTGCTTGCTTCTCGCTTTTAAATTTCTTTAATCCGGAAACACCGTCACTATAGATAACTTCATAGTTTTCAGTAACTACTGATTCGTCTAGTGGATCTAATCCCCAGTAATTAGCCATATCATATCTTACTGGATAAATTGCAAAGTCACCTACATTACCTTCAGGTGATTCAATATTTTTAGTAAGATAATAATCTGTATTTACCATTAATTCTTCAAAACCATATTCTTCAGCATCAGCTTTCATTTCTTTCTTAAACATTTTAGCAACCTTAGCAAATCTATCAATAGCGATTATCTCTACAACATTGTCATTGTAATCTACACCACTATCTCCTACTTCTAAGTCTCCCTTAGCTTCGTTAAGTTTTCTAGACTTAGAAGATTTATTTAATTCACCAAGAATTTTAATACCCCATCTTGAAAGAGATACGCCATCTTCAGATACATTAAAATATTTTTTATTTCTAGATTTCCATTGCTTGTGATCTCCAGAAAGTTCAGAAATAATTTTAGTAAATTCTTCTTTAGTAATTACACCATCCTTAATAGCCTCAATAACTGAGTTTCGTACACTGGCTGTTTTACCAACAGTTCTTGCCGGGTGGCTTTCAGTATATTTTCGTTTAAGTGTTAGTTTTTTACCTTCACCTAAGAATTCGTTAAATGTTTCCATATTTATTTTATTTTAATTTTTGCTAAATTACCACGTGTTTCCTCATATTGAAATGAAAACTTAGACTTTGCAGTAAGAGTTCCCATTGAGAAAGAAACAAACGTTCCTTCTGGCTTTCTTACAGAAGTGTTATATGCAGCCATTGCATATGCTTCATCGTCAAAAATACCAATATATCTTTTTGAAGTTGTAGATCCAAATCTAGCTTCACCTTCTAATCTAACAGTTTGACCATTAAGATCTGCACTATTATGAGCAAATACTAAGTATTTAGTTTCGCCTTTCTCAGGAAGATTATCAGCATGTTCACCAAATGAAGTTCTATCATTATAGAAATAAGATCCAAACGGAATAGATTCGTTTAACTTTTCTCTAAAGTTATTAAATGTTTTTAAGTTTTTCATATTATATTTCTATATATTTTTTATAAAGTTATTAAATGTTAAGAATTCAACTTCTTCAGACTCAGCAAGAACTCCCATAGAATCCTCTAGTTTAGTCTTTAACTCTCCATACATATTATGTATTGGCTTTGGAGTAAGCTTCTTAAATAGCGCCTCATCACCATCTAACATTGCATTTCTTACCTGCGTCGCTGATATGTTCTTACCAGTTCTTGGTATTTCATAAAGTCCAAAATCAGGTCTTACTCCTAGATCTTCTCTATAAGTATCTTTATTTACTTGAAATCCATAAGTCTTCATTCTATCACTTCCTGTTCCCCATAATACTGGTTCGTATTTTGGCCTCATTGCATTGAACATAGTGTCAATACCACCAGTTGGAATTACAAAAACTTCTTCAATTGGATATTTAGATTTTAAAGAGTTAATCATTGCTACTTGAGTCTCCTCATCGTAAGGTCTTTTAAATGCATCCTCTTTTTTCTTATTCTTAGCCTTTACTAATAGGATTACTACTGGATGTCCATTTTGTTTATGGATAGTCTCAACTACTTTAGCATGGCCTAGTGTAAATGGTTGGAATCTACCAACAAACATATTAACTAATTTTTTACCTTGTTCTGGGTAATCTACCTTTAAAGCTTCTAGAATTGGACTTGTTTGTGTTTTAAGATTTTGGTTTTTTAAGTATGTTTCAAAATTCATAACTTCATCTTCTTTTACGTCTCCGACAATCAACCTTTGGATATTTTCGACTGTTTTATTTAACTGTACCATTAAATCCTTATTAATAATATCGGTTTCTTTAGTCCTCTTCTTTCTAAAACTACCTAATGCAATTTTAAAAAGCTCGGATAAAACTTTATTTTGTACAAGTGATATTGTTTTTTCATTCTTAATAAAAGATTTATTAAGTTCAAAACCTGGAAGTGATGCAAAATCAGCAGAATTAAAACTAGTTCCAATATACTTAGTTGCATGTTTATCAACATATGCATTAAATATAATTGAAATTAATTCAATATATCTTTCATCTGTTTTTTCTAAATCTAAATTAATTGTATTAAAATCGTAACCACTCATGAATTCAACTAGATCTAGTATAGAAATCTGATACATGTCAGATGGTGTTCTATTACTTTTTACATCTCTATCAAATCTTTCTAGTTTAAAACTTTTTACATTCTTACCCTCATAAAAATTAATAATAAATGAATCTATATCTTTATCTAATGTATTATTTAGTGCAGCACTAGAAGTTGCAGAATTAAATATATTGTAGATAGCTCTGGTAAAAGATTGATCTTTAAATTTATTTTTAAAAGCCTCATCAGAAAGCTCTAATATATCTAATAAATTAGCAATCTGATCTTCCGATAGTTTGCCTTGAAATATAATTTGAGGCCTTTGTACATCCAATAGATCTGCCCAATGATAAAGTATATTAGGGTCTCTAATTACTTTTTTAATTTGAGTAGGATTAATTGGACTTATTGTTTGAATGTGTGTTAATATTAAATTATTTTTAGGTAGGGCATCATATTCAATATCGATAGCCTTTTTAGTTGGTAAATAATCAAAACCAAATTTCCAGTCTACTGGCAGCTTTTCTAAAATAGTAGGATCTAATGCTTTAAAGTAATTAATGGCGTTTTCATAATACTTAACAATAGTTCTATCAACTTTATTCATAGGAGTCTTTGAGCCACTCTTATAGAATTCAAATTCTCCAGAGGTAGTTCTTTTAACATGGAATGAAGAGGCCTGTACCTTTTCAGATACAAGACTAGTTGATTTTATTAGATTAATAAAATCTTGCCTATTTGCTGATTCAAAGTATGTTTTTAAATTCTGTAATGCCATTATTATTAGTTATTAAAACTTATTCATTATTTCAATTAGTTGACCGTTGTTGCTCATTTGATATCCAGAACATGTTAAACCAATTGTATCATAATTAGTTCCAGTAGATACATCAAACATAATCCCACCATCAGATGAGTTGTATTGATCTAATACAAACATTAGTTCATATATTTCTTGGAACATTTTATCTTTAATTTTACTATCAATTCCACTACCACATGTTACTGCAATTAAATAGTTTCTTCTTCCTCCTGGATTAAAGTTTGCTCTACCTTCGATTTCTCCACCAACAGTTGATCTCATTGTACCTGACCATCCACCTGCTGCAGGAACTGAAGATTGTTCAATTTCATATTTCTTATATTTTTTAATTACTTTAGAAATCTTTTCAGCTAATTGAACTGAATTCCTTCCTTGAAATATATCATATGAATCTTGTGTAATATCTCCTTGAACATTTAAATGTTCTTTATAGCTTGGTAATTTACCAGATTTTGCAGCGGCTTCAGCCTTTGCTAATACATTTTCATAAGAACCTCCCCATTTGTCAACAGCTATTTTAGCAATTCTAACCTTGTCTTCTAGTTTAGCCTTAATTCCTTTTTTACCAAATTGAACCGATTCATTTAAGAACTGTTCAAATAATTCTACTTTTTTCATAAATTATCTTCCGTATTTTATAATTCCCATCAATTGGTTAATAGCAGCAAATGTTCCAGTTAGTTTATAGGTGTGTCCTTTGTATCTAAATACAATACCTTCAGTTGGTATAATAGATTCAATACCTCCAATTCTATCTAAACGCTCTAGTTCTTTAGCTACTTTATTTATCTGAGTTATATCTCCGCCCTTTTTAATCTTATCAGCTTCAGTTCTAATTTGATTATGTAGCCTCTGCATTTCCTTATCTGGATTTGCAGCCACAAAGTTAGAAGCGTTCTTTAAGATAACAGAACCTAATTCTAAGAAAAGATCTTCAAAAGGTCTAATGTTTTCTTTATATTTCTTTTTAACATCTTCTTTGTCAAAGCTTTTAATAAGAGCTGCTTTATCTTTTCCTAACTCTTTATCAAGTGATCTTAGATTAAGTGTTTTCTTATCTCCATAAGCCCATCTTAATAATAAGCCTTCTTTATGGTCTTGTTGTATGTCAGGGAAGTTTTTATCAATAGTTTCTCTCCACCACATTTCATGATATCTAGAAACCTCATCTGCATCTGTTAATCCATAACGATCTCTTAATACTTCAACTTTTTTTATAAACTTAAGTTGGTTCTTTTCAAAATCAATATCTTTACCTATCTTAATAATTTGTGGTGGAATAACAGTAAAGACTTTACCAATATTAGCGTTAACTTTTTCTAAAGCAGCAGCAATTGATTTACCATACTTAGGCTCTTCGCTAATTATATTACCATTACCATCTGTTATTTTAATTCCATGAAATTGAATAACGTCTCTATCATAATAGATAACATTTGGGTTTTTAGAGTAGATAAGCTCCATGTTCATAAAGTTCTTACCATTATCAAATGCTTCTAAATCTTTATCAGATAACTTGACTAGAGAAGTTGCTAAATCTTTAGCAGCAAAAATATAAGTTTCTTCAACTAATTTTGATGCATGTCCAGTAAACATATCGATAATACCATTAAGGTCTAATGGGCTTGCCATTTGTCCTTTATTTCTAGCAAACATTGCTTGGCCATCCTTTACAGTGACAAAAAGATTTTGTCCATCAGTTTTTTCAGTAGGCTCTTCTTCAAAATTAAGTTCACCACTAAGTCCAGATTGTATTAGACTTTTAAAGTCTCCAAATGTTAATTGTTTATTATCAAATGGATGTGACATATGTCCTGCAGCACCACCTTCAAGTATAAGATCTTCATTAACCGAAAATGAAGGAGCCTCTTTCGAAGTCCTTCTTTCCAGTACAAATTCTCTATAAGATTGTAGTTTTTTCATATTATGCTAATGATGATTGTAAGATTCCAGCTGCTTTACCATAGTCTCCGTCAGATTTTCCTAAGATACCATTAACAACCTCGTCTGCTTTAGCCTCGTCAAATTCATCTCCGAATGCTTTTTGTAATATTTCGTATGCGTATTCTTTAAAATCTTCATCAGATTTAATTTCAGCCTCATTTACAGATTCAAAAAGGGAATTAAAATCATCTAATAAAGATTGTCCCATTGCTTCTTCTTTAAGTTCTTGTAAAAATAGAGCAGTTCCTTCAACAATTCCTTGGCCAGACCATCCTGCTGCATTAGCAATATCAGAATAGTATTTGTCTAGAATCCCCTTTAAAGTAGTAGTTCCTAGTTTTACAAAGTGTCCACCTAGACCTGGTAACTTAATCTCTAAAGCCGCCATTTTACCTTTAATGTTTCTAGAAACAATTTTTTCTCTATGGAAGTTAGCGTCTGACATTGCTTCTTCAAAAAGATATTTAATACAACCTCTAATAGACTCAGGAGACATTGCACCAAAATCTGCTAAAGTCTTATAGAATATTTTCTTATATTGTGTAACTACCTTTTTAGCGTCTCTTTTACCTTCGACGTTAATAGCTTCATTAACTACTGATTCAAAATAATCCTCATAATCACTAACACTATCCGGACCCCATATATCAGCTAAAACCTTTTCAATATCTTTTCTTTTACCTGTTAATTTAACTTCTGGGTAACCATGGTAGCCTTCTTCTTTTTCAACTTCCATTTTAACTTTGTTCTTCTTTAAAGACACAGTTAAAGGTTTAAATTTAGTTGGGTGTATGCCATCATCGTTTCCAAATTCTATACCTGAAAGAGATGCTTCATTAATTACTGATTCATTGCACATTGAAACTAATTCTTGTGCAATCTTTTTTGCTTTAGAACCTTTATGTCCATAAGATTCAACTGTATCTAAAGCATCTTCCATTTCCATGCCGTGTAATTCTCCCATGTCTCCTCCTCTTTCATCTAAAAGATCCTGTAAGATATTTTCAGCTTCTGATTCATTAACTACTGATTCAAAAGCAGGATATAATTCATCGTAGCCTTTACCGTAAATGTCTGCCATTAACCATTCTTTATTAGCCTCATCCCATAAGTATACAAATTCAGCTCCGCCGCCATCTGCAACATCTCTTAAATAATTACTTATATTTGTAATAGTACCTTTAGATGGTTTAAAATCTCCATAGAAATTTATATTTTTTACATCTTTTTCTAAACCTGAATTATCTCCTTTTTTAAGGACAAAGTCTACATTTTTACCACTCTTAAATGTTGATTTAATAATAGGCAACATATTTTCAGGATATGAGTCATAGTGAGTATAAACAGAAGTGATATTACCTCTTTTATCAATCTTACCAAATTGGCCTCGAGTACCTTCCTCTATTAAAGAAACTGATTCATTAATACCAATCCCTCTTAGTTTATTAAAAAATTCAGATCTTTGCTCTTCAGATAATTCTTTGATTGCACCAACGCCATATTCTGACAATAGTGTTTTGAATGTAGCTGCTTCATTGGATCTCTTAGCTTCCTGTTTTTCTGCTAAATCAAAAGCTGCTTTTTCAATTTTTGATGCTGAAAATTCAGCAAATGAGTTTAATTTTTTCATCACTTATTTGTTTATTTTGTTTTATATTATTATTTGATGAACATATTTAATTCGTATTTCCATCCATTTCTGCCGTAGATTCGAACATGTATCGCTTTACGCTGTTCTTTTCCTTTTTTATATAGAGTTAATGTATCTTTTTTATATTCTCCTTCTCTAGCCTTAAAGGGTGCATCAACAAATTTATTATCATATTCCTCCTTGTCCAATTCATATCCCATCTTATTGACATATTTCTCAACCTCATCAATTACTGTTGAGAAATGCTTGTGATAGACTTGAAAATATTTAGATCGATCGTCCTCTTCTTTCCAGTCGTCAGCCCATGTATCTTTACTACGGTAAGGATTAGCTCCTCTTGACATCATAAGGTCAAAGATTTCTTTTTTCGCTTTTTTATAATCAGTATCTTTATATCCGTCAAGTTCTTCTTCAGGTGCAATTGCAATTACCATGTCAGTTGCATGTTTATACAATTTGTGTAATTCATCATTATCCATTTTATCACTAAACGTATATGGATTTTTCTTAGATTTTTTTACGCTAATTTTAATTGGTTTTAATTGGTTTGCTTCTCCAATAAATTGCTCAAATAATTTAATGTGTTTCATGATGTTTGTTTTTATTATTTGTAATATTATTAGATTATATATCCCCCTCAAAAGTTACGTTTTTAATATCATACTTAAACTTCTGTTCTTTATAGATTTTTTGCCTAGCCTTTGAGTGTCTTATTAAGTAGTTATCCCAGTCCGGAGAGCTTAAATCATCTACAAAATCAATAATGTTTACGCTATCCTTTGATTTATGTTGCCTTAAACCCCTACCAATAGATTGTCTAATGATTACTTCTGATTTAAATGATTCTGTAAAGAATATGTTGTGGATTTTCTTGATGGATATACCAGTTGAGAATGTACCATATGAAGCGACGATAACGACCTCTTCTCCTGCTTCCATTTTCTTTTTATATTCTTCTCTAATATCCTTATCGATTCCGCCATCAACATAATAAACTATTTTATTACTTTCCTGCCTAAGTTTGTCATATATCTTTCGGCCATGCTCAATCCTATGAAAAAGAACAAGGCTATTTCTCTTAACCCTTGAGATTATACTTGTTATAAAGTTAAGTCTTCCAGGGGAATTAATAATATAGTTCTGTTCAAATTTAAAAACATCTTTGCTTTCATATCTATTCTGTGACATCTCTCTAAAAGCATCCTTTGTAGATTGCGCAGCATAATCCATCTTAATTACCTTAACATGACACTGTGCAATATGTCCTTCATTTTGTAAAAAGTTTGCAGATACTTCTGTAATTACTGGCCCCGTATAAGCCATAAGAGTAAGTCTATCTAATGTGTTTGGTTTTGGTATCGTACCAGAGAGTCCGCTTCTATATTCAGCGTTAACACATTTTTGTAGAATAGTTTTAATTGATGTAGACTTGGCCTTATGTGTTTCATCAATAATAACAGCATCAAACTGCTCAAAATATTCTTTATCTTTTTTAACAAGAGATTGATATGTACCAATGACAACATTTCTGCCCGGTCTAATCTTTTGACCAGAGTAGATTTGTTGTACTTTAATAGTTGCCCTGCCTTTCCAATTATAGTCTAAAAAATCTTCAGTGGCTTGTACTACAAGAGAAACATTAGGTACAATAAAGAGTATTCTTTTTGCCTTTTGTTTTTCTAACATATATGCTACTGTAAGAAATGAAATTAGAGTTTTTCCGGCAGAAGTTGCCAATTCAGACAAGCACTTCCTAAATTTAAGAATATTAAATGCCGCTTCTATTTGATAATCTCTTGGAGTTATTTGAGAGCCCTCAAAAAATTCTAGGGCCCATTCGGTAAAATCTTCTTGATTAATATTTCTATCAAACAGTTCAGTAATACCGTTTATTTTTAATTCGTATTTATATTCTTTACAAACATTCATCACCTCTCGCCAAAGGCCAGAAGGAATCCATTTGTCATCTTTTATATAAGATATGTAGCCATCCCATAATCCTTTTTTAACAAGAGGGTGAAATCTCCAATTTTCTACTCTCCTGTTTAAAGAAATATTGAGCTGTTCGATTTCCATTTCTGTAGCCGAATCAACTCTTAGCAATTGCTTATTATCTGTTAAACTTATTTCCACTTAATGTGTTTTTGTTTCTTTTTATAGATCTTTTAATGCCAATCTATTTCGGATTGCAAAGCCCATATTATCTAGGGTTTTAACCGATTCTCTAAAAAAGTCTAATTGATTTTCTAGATGTGATAGTATCATGTTCTCATTTGCAAGATCAGTTTCAATAAACTTTTCTTTTTGCTTCTCACCAAGCTTATAGTCATATTCATAATAACGAATATAAGCCTCTCGATACCTAACACTTATTTTTGATTTTTGCTCTTTAATCTTAACATTCATATATGCCATTTGATCTATAAGAGTCTGTCTAGAAGATAGCACATCTGCTATAGTGCCTTCCATTGTATTAATATTACGAAGGCTTTGTGCGAGTGCTTTAATTTTATTAGACCACTCTGTTCTCTGGCTACTTAACTTAGTATCCAGGTTTAATATTTGTTCTTTACCCATTTATGTTTATTTAAAATAAAGATTTATCATTACCACTCCTTGGTTTTATATAAACACTGGTTTTTTGTTTCTTTTTAAACTTGGGTTTACCAGGATCAAAAGCAACAGTTTCCGGTCTATGCTCAATTGGCGTAAAGTCAATAAGTAATTTAAGGTTTTTAAATCTACTCTTGTCTCTATAAAAATCTTCTAAGTTATCTTCCACTATATTGTTAATATCTTCTATAAGTACCATAGATCTAATTGGTTTGATGTGAAATAATTATTAATTTGCTTATGTGCACTTGACTTAAGCTCAAAACATTTTAACATCAAATCATTCAAGTCTTTGATATTATATTTATCTAGATTATTCTCTTTAAGAAATTTAGACCACATAAATACTGATTTACCTTTCTTAAGTTTCTCGATCATTTTGCCGCGGCCAGTTTTATCATTATCAAACATATATCTAATAGTAGCCATTTCGTCAAACTCATCTGTGGTTCTACCAGCAGTTGCAAGTGCAATAGAGTTATGCATAAACTTAGCATCAAGAGGGCCTTCAAAAAGAGTTACAGGCCTTTGAAAGTTAACTTGCATAATACCAAATAGAGTTGAAGCCTTATTCATATTAGCTAATAAAGTTGGTTCTATTTCTAATGGATTTCCCATTTCAGAATAGAGTTTTGATAGATCATAAGTTAGATACCTAGATCCATATCCCTTCATTTTTCTAGTTTGAGCTCCCATTACCTTTCCGGTATTGGTCATATTAAGAATCCAAAGTCGATGGCCTTTTTCTGTATAAAGAAATTCATTAGCTCTATTATGAAGAAGCCTATCTTTTAACTGGAACCAAATCCAATCACCAGGCTCAACTGGCTTAGCTCTAAAGGACTTTTTAAAATCATCAAGTGTTATTGCATATTCCTCAACTGAACTCATTACAGCATGTTTAAGCGTGTCCTCTGAGTTTATCTTAACCTTATTCTGTTGAATATAGTCAATTACTGTAAAGGCATCATCAGAATTACTAAGCTTAATACCATAGTCTTTTAATAAAGAGTGGATATTTGTATGTTCGCTGCAGTTATAACAATGATATTGAAGCGTATCCCAATACATGTTCCCACGCTTTTTAGTATGGTCATCATGGGAATCGCCACAATAAGGACATGCCAGGGTTATTCGCCCTGGCATGCTCTTGAGAAGTTGTTTACTAGGAGAAGAATGTTCTTGTACGCAAAGTTGCTTTAGCGCTTTTTTAATTCTTTCTCTTAGTTCTTCCGTTAATTGTATATTAGATGTCGAGGTCATTCAAGAAAGAATCTAGATCATCATCCGTACTAACTGTATTTGCTGTAGAATCTGTAGTTGCAGCCTGAGCATTATCTACTGAACCTGCGGCTTCTGCTACTTTAGCTGGAGCTGGTTTTGTTTCTTTCTTTGCAGATCCTGTCATGGCTGCAATAGACTCTCCTGGGTTAAGGTACATACGGAGTACATCGTTAACAAAGCTACGCATATCTTCATCCCATGCTCGGTAGTCATAGTTAGCTAATGATGGTGCATTGTCTAATTCTGTTTTAATTGTACCCATTGTCTCTTTATTTCTTTCAGCTGGAGCATCTCCTAAGATGATTGCTGATTTACTTGCAGAGAATTTAGACTTGTCATAGTTGTTGTATTCACCTTGTCTTGTGATAATCAACTCAAAGTTCTTTCCTTCGAAAAGATCAAATACTTGTGTTGGCTCGCCAAAATCTGGTTTTAATTCTGCATCAATCTTCTCTTTAATCTTATATCCAAACTTGAATACTTTATAAGTACCTTCTAACTCTGGGTTTTGAGGGTCCTTAACGATTTTAATTAATGCATAATACTGCTGACGTCTCTTTAATTTCTCAGATGCCTTACGGTCAACTGCTGAGTCAGACTTTCTTAGTTTCCAAAATACATCTGCAATAGGGCACTTCTCTCCGACTGTCGATGGACTATCAACTAGTTTACCATCGCCACTAGAGTTAGTTAACCAGTGTACGTACTTTTGGATTAGTGAATTACGAGGGTTCTCTGGATTTGGTACGAAGCGAATAAGTGCTTTGTAAGTTCCATCCTTACCATCGTCTGCTGTTGGTTTGTAAATCTCATTTGTTGAGTTACTTGTTTGTACTTGGTGAGTTTCTACGTCTTCTACGCCCAAGTTAAAAATGTCAAAATCTGCCATAATTCCTTTTAAATTGTTTAAATTGTTTATTACTTGAAATAACTTAATGTCCTTTCAGTTCCTTATAGTATATTACTTAATTTAGTTTCAAATGTTTTGCAATGTTAATACGCTACTTTCTGATTCTCTCCATCTACCGTCTGTAAGCTTAAGCAGCCCTGCTTTGTGTAGTAATGCCTCACGCTCTTCAGCTGTGATTTTATTATCTCTCACCATTTTTATAAGAACTCTATTAAGACAGAGATAGTCAGTAGTAACTAACATATGCTAAATATTTTTAATTGGTTAAGTAACATATGTATTATATATCCCACTTTAGAATTGTTTCACGTTTAACTCTAAAAAAAATAATTTGAAAAAAGTTGAAATAGTTTGGAACAAAGCTGGAAGCCTTGCATATAAGTAATGTATTTCAAGGAAAGATAAGGTTAGGTTAGAGTATTGGCTGTATAAGCTACAAGGTAGCAAGCATCGATAAGGTCATCAAATGGTTTAGGCACCTTTTTCCCAGTTTCAATCTCCCTAACATAATTATAGAAAGTGCTTTTAAGCAGAGATTTATCTTCAGCTGTATTAGCTTTAAAAGCATCAAACAATTGTAGCTTACTCATATTACCTTTACCGGCAAACTTCTTAAGACTTGTTGGAGCTACAGTTAAAATATCTTCCGGCTGCAGAGTCTTAATCATCTTTAATTTTAAGATAGCTGCGCCAGCTGCCATATCAATCATATTATTAGTTCCCATCTTTGAACCATAAGAAGAGCCTTCAAATGCAATAGTATAACCATCACTATCAAATGAGTTCTGTAAAATTAAATTAAGAATATCATCAGCCATCCTGTCATATCTTTTAACTTTGGCTAATTCTGATTTTGAATAATCTTTATTACTTGTGAAGTCTGGCTGAGCCACTAATGTGACATCTGATAAAATGCTAATTTCTTCCTGCATTTTTTGTTCAGCCTTAGTACCTGATTTAGGCTTAAGATAACTTATAAAGTGATACACTTTACTTTTATCATTCCAGATACAAATACCTGGTGAGTTTAATGAGAAGTCTACTCCTATAAAATTCATTTAAATTCTTTTACCCATTGCAGCACCAAGAGCGGCACCAACTAATCTGGAAGTTAATAAATCGTAAAAAATACCTTGTTGAATTCCTAAAACTTTAGCAATAACTTTTCCAACTGATTTACCTAATGCAAATCCAGCTAAACCACCTATAATAGAACCTAAGATGCCTTCATTAGTCATCTCTTCATTTAACCTATCTAAATCATAAGTCCCATCCTCTCTTTTATACTCAGCTTCAAATGTTTCAATGGCAGCATCTATTTGAGCTTCTAATTCAGGAGTCCACTCTTCTTGTAAACCCTCTTTAATTAAAGAATAGTCCTGCTCGCTAATTTCGTTTTCTACTAAATAGTCGTTAAATGTTTTCATATTCATAATATTTTTTATAAAGTATATATCTTCCTATTCTATTTCCAGTCTAAGATCTAGTTTATTATAAAAAAAGGTAACTTCAAATGTATTAAACTCAGCTACATTTTGTGCCATATTAAGACTTAACTCGTTTATAGAATTCATGATTGGTTTTTGAAATTCCATATATGCAACAGAAGCTCCTTCTGCGTCTAAAATTCTTAACGTTAAAGGTTGGGTATAAGGTTCCTTTGTGCTTCTTGCATAATAATAAAGAAGAGTGTCCATCATAATCCAATAATTAATAAACCCATCTAATAACTGCATAGTTACTGTAAATTCTCTCTGTATTGTATTTTGAATTGGCACAGCACCTCTATGATATCTAGTTGTACCATCATTATCAGCTTGTGTAATTGGCTCAAATGTAATGCCAGGAATATTAATACCTTGTATAGAGTAGTTAATATAGTCAATTGGGTCTGCTAATAATGCCCCGGGAATTCTATTTAGATAAGCTCTGTATTTATCTGAAACCTCATCGGGTATAAATTTCCTAGGAAACCTAAAGTCATAAAGATTATTTCTGCTATTTAAAATCATAGTATCTTATGTGTTAAAGAACATTATTATTTTCATCCGTATTTAACTTCCCACCAAATATACTTTTATTTGTATTTACATTTTGCTTTCCGGTTCCACCAGTAGCTCTAGGGTTTCCATAACTACTTCTGTCGGGTTCATATTGTAAAGGAGGTCCTTTTACAAAAGTAACACCTGACGGTACTGTTGGCTGTATTGTAAAATCACTATTAGTTGGTGATGTTGAATCATTTGTGTCACTAAAACTAGAATCTTCACTCGTGCTAATCGAATTAGTAGCACCTGTTTCACTTACAACTGCTGGCGTTGGAAGGTCTTCAACTGCAATAGAACCAGGATCTGGATCACTAGGGGCCGTAGGAGCCGTAGGGACAGTAGTAGCAGTAGGAGCATTATAAACATTTCCAACCCATCTACCGCTAGTAATCATAGTCTCATCAACACCATTATCCATACTTATATAAAAAGTTCTAGAGCGCATGCCTCTAACAGCAACAGCATTAGCTTCACTTAGCTTAAAAAGAACTTCGCCATCTCCCATATTAATAGACTTATCTACAATATGGTTAAATTTTAATTTCTTTTTACCATCAACAAATGATAGTACAATATTTTCTACATTGTTTAAGGGGATATTAATAATATCGCCATTTTTATTCTTTGCTAGTTTAAACTTAAAATAAGTACTAAATGGCGGTACCACGATTAATAAATTATCACTAGATGTGTATGGTTTGCTGTCAACCTCTTCTAATCCACCATCTAACTGTTGCATACCACTAGAACCTACGACAACATTATACCTTTCTATAAATGCTGGTATTTTTTTAACACTTCTAGGTGGCATCATATTAGAAATTAAACTACCTACTTTTCTATTAGTAGAAATATTAGGAAGTATATTATAAACTTCTGTTAATGTATTATTACCATTTATATTCACCTTTTGCAATCTCTTACCATACCTACCTGCTTGTGGCACTGTTATACTTGCTCTCTTAACAATTTGTGTATTATCAGTTTGATTCCAAATTCTCATAGTTACGTCAATTGAAAAATTAACTGCAATATTTGAGTTAATTATAACTGGTCTAAAAACTATAGGAGTATCGAAATCTTCATACTGTGAATATGTAGTGCTAAATGTTTTAGTATTACTGGTACCAATCTGTTCAAAAACATCAACATCAAACATTACCATTATATCGTCACCGCTAAGTTGAATCTTATCTAGCAAATATCTTTCAAAGCCAGCAGTTGTACCATCTCGCTCACCATAGATTCTAAAATAATCTCCGTCAGTAGCATCTTCAACATTAACTGTAAAATCTTGGAACTCGTCCTCTCTAGAAATAGTAAATTTATTTTCTTCGGCAGTATGTATAAAATCAAAACCACCGCTTGACTCTATTCTAGAAATTAATTTAAAATTAATACCGTAGTTACTATCTGGTTTTAAATCAGAAGAACCGATAGACCCATCTCCAAAAAATCTATTTAAAAACTCTGTATTCTGGTTAACTAAAGTAGGAACTTTAACTTCTATAAATTTAGCAAATAAAGTTTCTCCTAAAATAAAAGGTCTAGGATTAGCTAATTCATAATTAGAAGAGTTTAAATAAACTAATTGAGTAAGGTTATTTTCTACACCAGAATTTCTTTCAGCTAAAACTTGAAATAGAAAACCTTCATAGCCCCTAGATGCAAAATTATAACCACTTCTTAAGTGTAGCCTAATAGTATCATATTTAATATAATTAATATTAGCTGTGTTATCCGCTTGTGTATTTAAAACATCTGTTTCATTAGAACCTGTCCAATAAGTATTATTATTTAAATAATTATAAGCATCATATGCTCCAGTAGAATCATAACCAATAAGAGCATATCTATTTGCATTATCTAAATGCTGCACTGCATGAAATCTACCAAGTATTTGATTTATATCATTACCCGCATTTTCATCAGGGTTAGCAAAAAGAGGATTAGCTCTACTTGCAACTGTGATTTTACCACCAATTAAATTATCTGCTTTATATTCTACTTGGCCATTTTGAGTTGGTGTGTAAGTTGCAATATATGTTACTGGTGAGTAATTATAAACACCCAACGCACCTGTAATTTCAAAACTAGACTGTTGTGCTAGTGATAATCCAGATAGATCAAATTTATAAGTCTTTCCATTTTGTAAGAGAAGTGTTCTTCCGGCAAAATCTTCTATAGCTAAATATCCAGCAGTCGCTGTAACATCAAAATTAACTACATTACCACCTAGTTCACTTATTAGGTGTCTCTTTTGTGTAGTATCACCTTGTACAGTATCTATAAATTTAACCTCACTACCATTATCATCAACCTCTATCTGATATGCAGATGGGTTTGATTGATCGTGATAAATGAATTCAATTAGAACATCATTATCAATTCTATAATATGCTGATGATTGTGCCATAGTTTTTTAAAATCTCAACCACTTAGGTGACCAATATACTCCTAATCCGATAGAAGGGCCAGTACTAATTACTTGATTATTATTTAAGTTTATTCCATACCCAACTCCTATTCCAATAGACCATCCGGATTTCTTTTCGTAACGCTGGTTCAGTTTAGTATTTATCAGGTTTATATTTTCAATATCAGAGATAATTAATCCAGGATATGTTGTTGATAATTTAAGTCTATTTGCACCGTCTATATTTTCTATTGCAGCACTTAAAGAAAAAGTTTGATCTATGTTAAATTGACTCTCACCAATAACATAAAATTTTCCATCATTAAATCTAACAGTAGAAGATCCAGTTAACTTTCTAGTATTACCTTTACTAAAAATATCAAACCTATTATATTTTATTTCACTTGTAGTAGAATCAATCTTAACTACATCAGTAGATGCTAATAGACTATCCTTAATTTCAAGTTCAGCAGAAATTAAAGTATTTACATTATTTAAATCTTTATTTAAATCAAGCACATCTCCGTACTTTTTAATCATTTCTTTCTGATCCTCTTTTAAATTTACTATATCAAATTCATAACTTCTAATTGTACTAATTAAATTACCTTCGTTATTTCTATAAATATTTACAGAATCTTTACTAGCTAAATAATTATTAAAATTCCTATTTGAGGTTTCTTGTGTTATTTGAAGTTCTCTTTTAATTTTATTAGTCTGCTCACACTGTCTTAAAAATAATAAAACGAAAGCAACACCTAGTATAAAACTAAGTGTGCTCTTATTCGATAATATTTCTTTTATTTTATTCATATTTATTTTATATTAGCCTACTCACTAGGTACAACGATCACCGGCGTTGATGGGGGTGCTGTTGGTGTTGATATCTCGATCGGCGTTGGTATTGGTGTTGTTGGCGTACCCGGCGTAAGCGGCGTAAGCGGCGTTGTTGGCGTTGTTGGCGTTGTTGGCGTTGTTGGCGTTGTTGGCGTTGTTGGCGTACCCGGTGTTGGTATTGGCGTAGTCGTATGCGGAGTCGGGGCTACGCCAGTCATGGGTTCAGCATATTCCGTATAAGTATCAAATAATGTCGACTCATCAATAACCTCATATGATTTAGTAAATGTAGGCATAGTAAAACTAAATGTTAATAAACATGCATATAATCCACCCGGTGTTGTGGTTTCCCATGCCAAGTCCTTAATATTTAAGAAATTAGCCTGTAGTTCATCAACGAGTTGATTTGTTATTGGGCTATATACATGTGATGAATGTTCTAGAAGCGTTGTTCCAGGTATAATAGTTGTTGGCTTCTTCTCAAGTATATTAAAATAATTAGCATTTGGCGGTATTGCACCCCAATACTCTTTAGTATAATCTTCTTCGCCGCCATTGGTTTTCTCAAAACCATCTAATTGTATCATTAATGGAAAATAAATCCAATGTGTTGCTGCGTTCTTATAAGGAAAATAAGTAGGAGAAGGGAAAACAGCCAATCTACCGTCCGCATTATATCCTTCAGTAAGCGCCGTGGTACTACTTTCACTATCTCCTTCACCATGAAAATTAATTCCGCCTGAAAAAACGGCCGGATTTAAAGGTGCTGGGAAGTAGTTAATATGTCCCCACACTGTAACGTTATGTCCAATTTTAGTATATGTAATCTTACAAAGCGACGGTCTAATTGCTGCCCTAACAGACTGTGCAGCGACGATCTGGTTACCTAGAACATTAGTCTTTCTATGTACCCTAAATGTATCAGTAGACACCTTCCAGGTAGAATCTAAATATCTAACATAGTTACTGTATGCAGATGTTGTTGTAGAATCTAGAGTTGTACTTCCAAAATCTGATGTCGTAGTGGGTTGATAAAAATAATCATCTATCCTTCTTTGTGCCGGCGGAGTACCTTCATTAGGTGCATCAGCTTCGTCAGCACCTAATGTAACAGTCTGTGCTTTAAATGCAATCCCTCTACCTCCAGTATTAATTTGAAGATCACCTAATACTTCTGTTGACTCTTTAAGCGATATTGCATCAATAGTAATGGCAAAGCCGTCATTAATAGAAGATCCTACAGAAACCAATTCAGTGCCGGCAGCATACATTCTTAATATGTCTTCATCCGGTGCTTCTTCAGCAGTAATATAAGTATCTTGATCAGTATCAATTAAACCTCCTAAACCTCTCCAATTAGAATTATGATAACCCTCAAATTGATCAGTCTCAGTATTAAATCTAATTTGACCTGTACTAGTATTTGTAGTTCTTTCAGCAGTGTTACCAGCCGGTAAGCGAATTGAAGAAGTATTAGTCCAAACTGATCTAACATTAAATATAGTATGAAGATCAAATTCCACAGAATATGTATTACCACCAGCAATAGTATCGTGGAATTTAAGTTTACCATCATTTGGTACCATATCTATAGTTAAGCCTTGTGTACTTAATTGTATATAATCTTCAGCTAAAAGATCAATGCTATTTGTAGTAATTTGAAAAGCTAAATTACTTGCAGCAGAACCAAAATCTTTTTTAAATCCAAATGTATCGACACCATTTATTAAATCGTGTGTAAAATTAAGAATTTTACTAGGTGCCATTCTATATGAATTAAAATGGTCGTACTCGCCAGCTTCTAACTCTAAAGTAATTCTAGCACTGGTTACATTATCGCCAGTTAGATCTAAGCCAGAACCCCCTTCATTAAAGGTTGAATCCCCTAACCAAATTGAAGACGTTTTAGAATCTCCAACTAGCTTTGGTTTAAGTATATGTGAATTTCCAGAGGTATTAGCTACGCGTTCCCATGGAGTATCTGAAACACCAGCATCTCCTTGTGGGCCTTGCGTTCCAATCTCTCCCTTTTCACCTTTAACACCAGTAGCGCCATCAGCACCCTGTTGGCCTTTAACACCTTGAATGCCCTGTGGCCCACCTCCATTAATTAAGATTTGATCAAAATTATAATTAATTTTTTCAAACTTTATGGAGTCTGAGTCACTTGGATGTAGAATCTCTTTTATATTGATTGCCATTTTAAGACTTTATTTTTATCATAGGCTTTATATCATAAGAGTAGCCTAACCTTTTATTATATATCAGCCTGAAGTTTAGTGGTGTTTGGGTATGTTGTTTATAAGTAAAACTATTATCACTTTTAAATCCATTAGAACCTAAATCATCAGTACTATTAGAGTTAATAAACTCAGATCCCTTACCCTTAAACGCTTTTGTATACAATACTAAATTATCTAAAGTAAAAACATCTATTAAGTTTTTAATAATATAATTTTGCGAATCATCAATAAGTGTAGTTTTATCGCCAAACGATTCTTCAGGTTTAACAAACTCTATTAACGTACTTAAAACACCAGAGTCTCTAAGCTTTTTATAGATAACTGAATCCATATAAAAATCTGCAATAATATTATTTTTATCTTCAAATATCATAATATCTGCAGTATTGTTAGAATTTCTTAAAATATCATCTAATTCTTCTTTATTGTTAACATTAGCTGTAGTATAATCTAATAGTAAATATGAATCTTCTAGTGTCATCATTGTAGAGGCTAAATAAGACCTTTCTTCAATAACCCCAAAAGTTCCCACAACATTAGTTTTTTTACCGCCGGCTAAAGATCTAGTATAATAGTCTCTATCCCACGAGGATCTAAAAACATTTATATCTTTTTTATCAATCGCGATCTCACTAATTAGCGGATATAATGGCAACAAGTCGCTACTAGCAGAAAGTTTAATAACTCCTTTAGTATTTATGTCATTAACTTTATGGTAAAAATGATTTTTTATTACACCCCAGTTAGCATCATGTTCACCGCTATCTTGTATAAAGCCAAGATTAAATGTAGTTCCAGTTCTATTATACCTATTATAGTATTTTCTAGCTATTCCAACTTCAAATACACTATTTAAAGAGTGTTTATATAAACTTTCTTCAAAAGATCTTTCAACAGCATTACCAGAAACATGATCTCTATTTACTTTAAAATGAGTATATAAATCTGTAAACGTAACTACAGGCCTCATATCTACCGTATAGTTTCCAGAATGTCTAATTAAGAATGGATAATACGTTTCTCCAGATACAATATTATACCCGATAGTTCCAGAGCTTAACTTAAATGTCTGTGGCTTATTAGTATCTTCCTCAATCCTTAATTTAGATTCTTTAATAATTTCTTTACCATCCTCAAAGTTTATAACAAATCTATTATCTAAAACAGTGCCATCCGATTTTATTGTTTTATATTTTACATCCGAACTACCTGAGTTTAACATTTTAGAAACGTATTGTATAGAAAGTTTTTCAAGGAGTTTAGAATGTGCATTTACACCACCGCCCTCATATGTATAATCTGCGTTTAATAATAACGTTGAACTTAAATAAGCAGCTGGCATTATTACACTAGGGTCATCTATTTTATATGGCACTTCTTGTAATACTAATTCTTCATTTGAATTTACAGTAGATACCCTTGCTGCCCAAGTACCAGCAGTTCCAGGAAATTCTATTATTATTCTACCATATAAATCATCACCAACTGTAGATATTTGAGTTTCAAACTCAGGATCTGTTCCATTGTTGTGCGTAATACCTGAAACAATATATGGCCCTGGCCCGTTAAAATCAGTATCTAATAAGTTTAATGAACCTGAAAGGTTTGCGTCACTATAAATATATTCACCTTGCCCATCTCCATAAGTATCAGAATTATCAAAAATCATTTTATGATTTAATTCATATAACATTTTTCTAGAAAGGCTATTTTTAATCCAGAAATCAGAAATATTTAATGTTATAAAAAATATTACAAATTTATGAGCTTCGTTCTGTATAACTTCATATTCTATTTCGTTTTTACCAGATATAGTATCGTCTTGTTTAACTTTAACTAAAGTACTAAAACGATAACCATTAAACTCATTATTCTTTACATATTCAGAAGCTATATTATTTGTAAATTCCTTTCTAGATTTAAATAAAACTTTAATACCTTTAAAGAATGTACTGGCAAAAGAAATATCATTACCATTAGTAATAGTACTATATTTCTTTTTTAGAGGTTTCTTTATAAAAGTATTCATATTAAAGTTTGTTGAATCAGTATCATCTAAATTACTAGAGTTAGAGCTAACTTCAAGTCCTTCGGAAATCATAAACTTATCAAAATAATCAAGCTCAGTATCCATAAACATTTCTTTAGTTAAATCAAAACCTTGTATAAAGTTAATATAACTAAAAGTATCACTGACATCATTATATCTATAAAAATTAGGAATTTTATCCATATAGAACCATTCGTGTGTAAAGGACTTTCTATCTCTACCTTCAACTGTTAAATCCGGAGCGAAGTTAGTTCTACCAAACGCTTCATTAGCATTTAAATAATAAGGCTGCTCTCTAACAGTATCACAATCCTTAAGTACCCATTTATTAATATTAGGAACGACTCTTGATTTTAAAGATAATTCTTTTAAATTGTTCTCTTCTAATCTATCAAATTCAGAATTAATAAAATTAGCACTAGTACCTAAAATAGACTCGCTATCTAATAGTGGTAATAGATTTGAAAAATAATTAATTGGTGTTAATTCATAATCTTCACTTAAAATTCCATTGGCTGCTAGCCCAGCATAATCTACCCTATAATTAATTGAATTTTCATCAGTCCAACTTTTAGTAGTCAAATAAGGTTCATATTCTATATTTTCAAACTCTTCTTTCTTTAGTTCTTTAAGATCAGAATTTGATGTATCGTAAAAATCAAAATTTAAATCGTAAATATCATACGCTGAAAATAATCCAATTCTAAGTTTATTTTCCCTATATAATCTAATCTCACCGGATTTAATAGAATTAGGTTCACTTAAAATTAATCTATGATACCCTGCACTTAAATCCTCAACATATTCTACAACATCTTTAATTTTATTAAACCTATTACTATAATTAGTGGCAATATAATCATTAATATCAATTTCACTAATAGTATCACTTTTAACAAGCATAGAAGTGCCTTCGCTAGCACCACCATTAAAATAATGAGGACTCCAATTAGTAACTAAGCTAGAATCTAGGTTTAGTAATTGACCATTTGTATCTGAATTTTCAGCTGTAATAAAATCATGATTATTAGACTTATTAATTAATAAAGTATGCTGGAGAAGCCTATAACCTGGTATGTCTATGCTAACATAAACATCTGCACCCATGTTCTTAGCAGTAAAACCTTGTAATTGATTAATAGCTGCTGACATTGCAATTGCAACATCTTTAAATTCACCATCTTGTGAAAATGTATTACCTTTAAAAGTACCTTTTGGTAGCTCATTAACGTCTGCTGCAAATATAGTATTATTATATAAATCAGCACTCGTGTAAATATTCTTAACTTTAATAATATTACCATTAGAAGCAGAAACATGTAACCCAATGTTACCTAGGCCAGACTTTATTTCTGAAACAAATATTTCCTTTTTAACGCTATCATAAGATATTGTACATTTAGTAGATAAAGAATTAACAGTAAACGCAGCTATAAAATTATTAGCGGCATCATCTATATTATTACCAGTATCAAATTGAATATTAAAAGAACCAGTAGAGTCTGTTATAGTAACCAATGCATTTGGTGCATGTTTAATAAACTTAAAGCTAAACGCCTCCTCTTTAGTATTTACAATAGCTATACTATCATTAACAACTGGATTATCTGTTACTGTAAATTTAATATAATCAAATGCAGGCCCTTCTATATTTTCAGCCTCAATAGATTTATCTTTATATTTAATACCTAATTTACCGCCAATCTCATTTAAGTTATCTACAACTTCTAAGTTTAGATTAGATTCATCATAGTACCTGTTTGTAGATATTTTATAATAAGAATCTTCAATAGAAACATAACCCAATGTAGGTGTGTTATTCATCATATGGTATGAAGGAATACCTGTCTCTGGTAAGTTTGAGTCTACATAAGATTCAACAGATTTAAATTTAATTCGGCCATTTTTAGAAGTAGAAACTTCGCCAAGGCCGGAATCTATATCATTAACATATAAACCAAAGTATCTATTAACTGAATAATCAGCAGCAGATGAATCATCAAATAAAAACTCAAGATTTAAAATATTAGCAGATGCAAGGGAATTCCTTCTAAAACCGTCAGTAATAAAATCGTTAGCCTCTATTAAAGGTTTGTCCTTTTTAACAAAGTCATTATATAAGTATTCCGCCTTACTAATAAAACCACCGTTAGTTAAATCTATACCATTGTATGTAGATTTCTCATCTTTTTCAAATGAAATTGTTAAAGGTGCTTCTGGGAAGCTTTCATCCTGTACGTGGTTTCTAATATAATTACCAATAGCCGATTGGTTTGTTAGATCAAACGTTTTAACGATTTCAGCATTTGCAAGAATTGATTTGATTCTTGTTAGATTATCATCACCGCTATTATCTAAGCTAGTAGACTCTCCAGGATTGTTTATTTTAAAAATAACAAACATTTTAGGCACGTTAAGATCTGCCCAAATCGGAGCAAAGATTCTAAACTTTTCATCATATAATTTTGAATAATTAAATGTTGCACCATACTGATAATCCTCTTCAAGTTGGGATTGGTAATCTTCTAATACTGATGTATCTGAAGACACTCTTTTTGTTTTAAAAACAATATCGTTTGGTGTTTTTTTAGAATTAAAGAAATCAGCAAGATCATATGAATATGCACCATTCCTATTTAATTCATTTCTCTTATACTCAATATTAGCTAAACCTTTAGTTGCGTTAATAGACTCTAGATAGATTTTATCACTAGTATCTGCAACCAATTTAATATTTGTTGTTAATTTAGGGTTTGTTCTTAATAAAGGTTTTGAAACATTATCTATATTGTAATTAACATCAGTATTAAAATTAACACCCAATGTTGGATCAAACTCGTCGCCTTCTATATCACCAAACTCATAAATACTTGAATCTGCTAGAGGATCTCCACATCCATTACAATCTTCAAACGCTTTTAATTGATTATTACTATAAATACCAACTGAAGCTGCTGTTTTTTGTTGGACTATTGTTTTATTAACAGCAGTATAACCTGACTGTGCTAAGACTAATGCAGCCTCATCAATATCTGTGGCTTTAATAGTATGTGTATATGTAATACATTCACCTGATTCACCAAGTTGATATGTTGTTTTACCTTCTCTTGTAAGATTAGAAATAAAATCAGATATATGATTAATTTCACCTTCAAAATGAGCACCATCAATAACATACATATTCCAAGTAATTACCCCTGCTGAAGTTTCTTTCGGATTACAAGAGTAAAAAGAATAAAATATATTAGATGCAAAAGGATCACTACTTTCTAGATTTTCTGTTGGATAAGAATCAGGCCTCTCATAAGCCTCACAATCTCCACCCTCTTCAATAAAGGGCCCAAAATGTAAATTACCAGCACTAGTAAATCCAAACCATTTCCTAGGATCATATATTGCACTTCCAAAATAAAACCAACCATCGTTAGGTGTTGAAGTTTCAATGTAGATCTGTTTAGCTGCAAATTGAGAAGAATCCTGATCAAGTGCTCCATTATAAGTTTTAAAAATAGGAATATCTTCCTGTGCAATATCAAGGAGTGTTTTATTTGATCCGGCTTCTGCTAAATAATAAAATGTACTAGATGTTCGCGTGCCGGTACAAAAATCAGCTGCAGTAGTTGCGGTATTGTCAAGAGCATGGTCTAATAAAATTGGAAAAACTTCATATGTTATATAGACACATTCTACTGCCTGTCCAGAATTACCCCATGCTGGTACAGTTCCATCCCATTCTAAATACGAAGTATTTGGAGCATCTGAAGATAAAAATATATGACCAGGTATAACCGTATTTAAACTAGCAGCAGCACCAGAATTTAATTCAGTTGCGTGACTTAGTGCATTAGCATAATCCCAAAAAATAGGCATGCCTGCATCAGCTATAAAGTCTATTGATTTAGCACCATCATTACTAGCATAAAAAATAGGCAATGGTGTACCATTACCGTCACAAATAGTACCACTATATCCGGCTACTCCGGCAGTAACGTTATAAACTTGATAAATTGGCCCAGTAGGACATGGTATGGTATTTACTACAACACCTAAATTGTTTATTTGAAGACTAATATTTTGAACACTTTCATAATACCAGCCGTTCCCACCTGAAATCGGCAGTGCCAAACTAGGGTCCTGGTATAATGTAGTACCAACTATAATATCTTGTGGTTGGACTCCATTTGTAAAGAAATTTGCCACCGGACTAGTTCCACATGCAGTAAATGGATCCCCATAAGGAGCTGAAATCTGTACTTGCACTGAAGTAACAGAACATGATCCTATATCACTAACAATTCCACTATTAATTTTGGCATAACTATTAATATCATATAGATAATAATAACCATCGCCAGGTTGTATCGTTAAGTCAATATCTTCCCAAATCTCATCACCAATTATTAAAGTAGATGTCGAAGCGCCAGATGTAGTAAAAAATGTAGCATCTAAAATATTATTAAGACATGCATCACTAATATTAAATTGTACAGGCCCAACGTTAACACCAGTAACACTTCCACATGGGTAAATATCTTGAAGTATACCTTGCTCGTCTATTAAATATACATCCCCAACAGTAGTCTCATAAAAATAATTAGTCCCAGGTTGTTTGGGAGTTGTTTCATCCGGTAAAAATGTATCATCAATTGTTCCGGAAGAATCTAAATAGATAATATCACCCAGCGTGGGTGTTGTTTTAGAACCACCTGCATCATCAAAATATCTTTGTATAGTACTACCACCAGTACCCGAACATGCGTCTACTTCAGTTGCACTATAAATATCAACAGTATCAAATGAAGAATATGTTGGTGATGACGATGTGCTACATGTAACCACCTCTTGGACTTCGCCATTCTCATCGACTCGTATAGTAATACCTAAATCAGTAGTATACCAATATTGATTTACTGGGTCTTTAGGTGTAGATAAATCAGATTCAAAAACATCGGCATCCGCAAGGGCATTATCAAGATATATTACATCACCTAAAACCGGTAATCCTGATCCACCACTCGTACTATCATCAAAATATCTTTGCCCTGTTGCTCCTCCTATAATAAGAGTACATGCAGCTGTGATATCCCCTGAAAAGGGAACAGTTGGATCATTAGTATTAAAAGTGATAATTGCCATTAGTTATTAAAATCTTTTATATAGAGGTTGTTCTCTATTATATATCCTAGATTATTATCTAACTAATTGAGCTGCTCTAATAGAATTTAAATTCTTACCTTTAGGAGAATACTTAGCAAATACTTCTAGGTCAAATGAAAATTGATTATCATATTTATCAAAAATATCTAAACCGATAGTTTTAGTATATGTTAGATTACCAAATCCAAATTTAGTAAATCCTCCAATTCTACCAAGATCTGATTCTGAATCATTTCCATAATAATCTGTCATTCTATATTGGAATACCACATCTAACGAAAGTCCATTACTATCACCCGATAAAACTTTCTTAGTACTCTGTTTTGCGTCACCGCCTACAGATAGTGTATCTGGGTTAATTGGAGATAAGAATAAGAAAGAACCTACTGATTTACCACCTAATAAATATTGGTCATTTGCATCAAATGACATTTTAAAAGATCTATCACCAGCGGCAATTACATTATCCATTTCCATAAAGGCTAATTGCTTTTTAGAGTTTTTAGTATCAAGCCCGATAACACCACTTATTAAAGATTGGTATGGAGTTATTCTTCCAGCACTCTCTAGTGTAGCAGTTATAGGCATCGTATATATTGCATTGTTAACAAGTGCTTGTAATGATACACCCTGTTCAGTTATAGTAACTGCTTGGCTATCTACTGCAGCATTTCCATAGTCTAAGTATAAGTTTTCTAAATCTGGATGTTCTTTATGTAAATAAATACCTGTATTATATTCAAGTGCACTAACATTGGCAAAGGTTGTTACATCAATAACACTAGGCCCAAATGACAAACTTAAGTCTGCATTTGCTCCTGGAGTACCTGCATTGCTAATACCAAATGTACCTGCCCAAATAAAGTTTGATGAGCTTGCATCGCCAGTAGTAGTCAATATAGATGGTAATGTAGTATCTTCGAAATTAGCATAACCTAAAATATATTCATAATTAGTTAAAGAACCAATACTACCGATAGTAGTATCTGCTGGTGCTGTAATATATAAAGGCTTTGTTCCAGAGATATCCATATACCTAGAGTAAATAAATTGTCCTCTTCTTTGTGCAGATTGATATGGAGCCTCATGTAATAAATCCATTGAGCTTAATTGATTAGCAGATATATTTTGATACTGTATCGGTACTAAATCATAGTTACCCTCTGTTGTATAATAAGTATCGCTAATAATTCTATCATCTACCAACTGATTCCCTGCATCGTTTACAGGATTACCAAAGCCATTTATAGAAGCGCTACCTGCATTTGATTTATATGCTGGGAATGTTCTATCACCAGTAAGTCTAGAAATTAATTCTAATGTAGTCGCTTTTGTATTTTCAATTACTAACTTAAATGTTTTAGTAACAATATGCCCCTTCTTGACAGTTAAATCGGCAACTTCATCTGTATAATAACCTGCGAAGATTTGATTAGTAGTATCTTTATTGATATTAGTAACAGTTCCATCCTCACGTACAAGTTTAACAAATAATTCACCCTTAACAGTTTCAATATTTTCTTGCAACGCTTTAATCTGTAGTTGCAGTTCAGCTAATTTATCATATACTGATATTGGCTTTTGTTCCGGGGATAAAAATCCAGATGCTAAGTCTGTTGCAGTATGTGCATAATAATTTTCATTAGAAGTAAAAGATCCAGCAACGTGTGTATAAACACCCTGTGCATTTAATTCTTCAGTTAACCTTACCTTTGTTACCTCAGCTATATTTTGTTGAAGCAGTACATTTAGGTCTGTTGTATCAACCTCTCCGGCTGGGAAACCTATAATAACAGGTTCTGACCAATCAGAATAGATTGGGTTAGCAGGATATCCGGCTTCAGAAACTGCTTTAACTCTAATTTCAACAGATTCTCCCTGTGATATTGGTAAGTCTAACTGATTAAAGTTAACCTTCTGCCCATCCTCAACCTTAGAGTCTTGCCATCTAAATTTACCTTTAATGTCTTTAGCTCTATCTCTTACTGGAGTTTTCTTTTCATTCCAATTTGAAAAGACTGCAGTTTTTTCTCTAGATTCTTCAAAGAATTTAAGTTGATTTACTTCTGGTGCTTTACCAGAGGTAGAAATGTATCTATATTGAATAACAAATTGAACAACATTTTGATCAATTGTTCCAGCAACTGATTTTGGAGTAGGTACCGTCCAAAAACCTCGTATTCTGTATTTAGGAGCAACATTACCAATATTTGTATCTGTAGATAACGATTGTATTTGATTAACAATTGAACTATACAGAGATGCCTCAGATGCCCTCTGGTCAATTAGCGTTTGTAGTTCATTACTATCTTTATCTTGCTCAATCACAGAGCTATATTTCTTAGTAGCAATTTCAGATCTTTTCTTAGCAATAGTTTCATCTAATTTTTCTATTGTCTTTTCAGCTGATGTTTTAGTAGAGTTTAGCTTTTTAATTTTTAACGCGGAATCACTCTCGGTTAAATGTTTATTAATTTGAACTACTTTAAAGTTTTCTACAAGAAGTGTAGGTGAATCTGGCTGAATACCTTGTGTTGCTGGCGGGATTGCATCATCTTTAAGCGCTTTAATATATCTACCAAAATCAGCAACTTCATCTCTATAAAATTCTGAAAGTTTTAATACAGCACCATCATCTCTAGTAATTGTTAAATCATTAGAATAAAATCCAACACCAGGTGACCAACGCTCAGCTAGCATTTTTGAAACTGGGTCAATTGCTTTAATAAAGACTAAAAGCCTTTCATTAAATCCAACATTAAGTTCAGCTTCTAGTACATTACCAACATTTTTATAAATACCAATAACATTTGCTCCAATCTTAATAGGCTCAAACCCTTCAATTAATTCTAATTCAACTTGACGAGAAGATCCATCAACTCTAGTAACTTTATACCTAGTATTTTTATATGAAGAGTTTACCATTATCTCGTCACCAGGCTTAATAACCTCGGTGTTGGTTACATCTTTATTAGAGTCACTATAGTTTAATTGATCTAATGTATATAGTTTAATAGCCTGCTTCTTAGTAACTCCATCGACAATAACTTCTCTTTTAGAATTACTAATCTTAGTAACATCAAACTTTCCATAGTATCTACTATTTCTATGAGGCATATCTCGAACCTCTTCGTCTACTATGTATTTAATATTGTTATTCTCTAAGCCCGCAATTGCAGCAGTATATGAAATATTGTTCTGGTTTACAAAATTAAGATTAAAGTAATCTACAGCAATTTGATCAGTAGAGTCAAAAATAAATCTTTTAACTAAGATACGCTCAGTATCATTAGGAATTTGATTAGTAATATTAAATTTAGTTACTAATAAAGGGTTTAAGAAATCTTCAAAAAAGTAATTAGTTTTAACACCAAATGTTAATGGCCTATTTAAAGATTCAATATTACTTGCTGGCGTTTTAAGAGACGAAGTAATTACCTTTTGGTAAGTTCCGTCCGAAAGCCTAATATTAGTATCTCCAGTTCCAAGCCCACTAATAGCTTTAAGATTAGTATCTAATCTATCAAGTTCTCTTTTCATAAAACCAAATGAAGGCACATAAACTGTAGTAGTTGTACCGTCTGCATTTAGTATTTCTAATGGAACATTTTTCTCACTAGTAGTTACCGCTTCATTGATTCTCTCAAATGTCTTTAATGAATTAACATTAATTTCAAGAAGCTGTTTAATTGTGCTGGAAATAGAATTATTTGTATTCATATTATCTTAAAATATCTGCTTCAAATTTATAGTTTATTGGATCTAAACATGTAATCTCAATATACGGCTTAGCTGTAATTAGCTGGTCTGGTTCAATATGTGTAATAGTTTTAGTAAAACCACTTGTCTTACCGGTCTTAATAATAATGCTATTACCATTAATATTTATTGTATCAAATACTATTTTAAATACATGACCAACTTGCCATGCAGTAGTACTATCATCAATGTATATATACAAATCATCATTAGGGTCAGTTGAAAAAGTTTCATAAAGACTTAACCTATTAGTAAAATCTTGAAGCCTAGTCCAAATAGCGTACCTATCTGCACCGGATCCTAATAAACCTGCGTCAAATAGAGTATTATTTGTAATTTCCGCTGCTACAGTTTCCGCAGCTAAATCCCATAAAAACTTTTGACTTGGCGCATAACCAACAACATTATTATTAATTTTAATATGCCCCGTTGCGTTTTTTGAAATAGAAGTTCCCTTACCATTAAAAATAACATCAGTATTGTATTGTAATTCTGTGGGTATTGTACCATCAATCAAAGAATTTATCTTTTCATGTGCTTTCTGTATTAATTTTAACAAAGCATCAGAATCTTCTAACTGTATTGAGCTATTTTGAAAACTATCTTCTAACTCTCTTAATCTTTTTAAAATATCATCAGAGTCGTCACCCGACACTAATAAGTTTTCTAAAGTATCAAGTCTAGATGCAATTCTAGAATATCTAGCATTAGCATCTAATAAAACTTCTACGGCATTTTCTAATGCAGTAGTTGTATCCATAAAAAGATCCATCGAGAATGTAGTAAAGTCATTAATACTTGTTTCTACACCAACGTTATCTAGAGAGGAATTAAATTTAAGATTAAGCTTTAATGAAAAAGCATTACCATTAAGTCCAGTAACTTCATTTGGCTTATTCTTAATTTGTTCGTTAATTTTAGAACCGATACCACCAACCGACTGGATATCATCTAGTATAAGTATACCATATAAATTTGTCGCTCTATTTGAAGGTACTGATTCACTGTATAAGTCATAATAAACTAAAATAGCATTAAAAGTAAATTTCTGACCAGTTTTTGAGTAATCTAATAAGTTTTTAACAGAAGATGTATTTACAACTTCATGGTATGCTGTTGCATCCCATTCAATTTGAACACTATCTGTAGCGTTAACTGAAATATCATAATAAGGTCCATCAGATAAAGTATAATTGTCAACAACAGTATTTACATCTAAGCTTGGGTCTGGGTGTGTTTGTCCAGCTCTACCCTCGATCTGATCTGAAGCATAAAGTTTACTTGCCGTTGTATTATAATTTTCAGGACTAAAAATAACTTGCGGCGTATAACCAACCGATGTCGGCACATTAATAAACACCTCATGATAAGTATTCCCAGCATATGCAACGTCATTTTCGGCGTCAATTGTACCTAAATACTTTACAACTCTATCATATGCTGCTGTACCAATACCATCACTATTGACTGGTTCAGTATAACCACCTATTGTACTAGTATTAGAGTCCGCTGCATTATATCTAATTGCACCAAGGGTACTTAACCACTTAAAGAATATTTTTTCAGAGTCTGATTGCATTATGATTGGGTCATAATCATCATCCTGTAGAAGCAATTCTTCCATGTTCAATGCGTAGTTCTGAAAAGTTTGAGCAAAATCTATATTCGGAGCGCTAGCAACGTAATTTGCACCAGAGGCTTGCTTAAGCCCTAGTTCAAAATCGATAGTATTTGAGCCAGATACTGCTGTTGTAAAATCCGGAAGATCTATTAACGCAAAGTTACTAAACTCAAATTTAATATCTGGGTTGTTAAACGCCCTAGTCATGTCCTTCGCAGAAGACGCAAATGCATACATAGTGCCCCCTTGGGCCTGTGGTATTCTAACTAGTGGAGTTGCCATTTATTAATTTGTTTATTTATTTATTAAGCTATTGTTGCACCATAAGAGCTAATAACAAACCATCTGTTATTAAAACATCTTAAAGTTACAGAAGCATTTACTAAAGGTGCTCCTTGTAGTACTATGCTAGTTACACCTAAGTCAACAGCAGCAGCAGCTTGAACATTGATATCACTTGCATTTCTACTAATAATAGTTACCTCTTGACCTTCTGCCGCGGCAGGAAGTGTAAATGTACTTGAAACAAAATATGTACTTGCTTCAATTGATACTGGGCTATTATTAGTAGTCGGTGTATCATATGATCCAACTATTCCTGTTTTAATTAATTTGCCACCAATCTTAAGAGCGCCATTAAATGTAGAATCTACTTCAAATGCAGCTTCAGTTGTATTGATAGAAGCAATAGAGCTACCACCAGATGTTAATAGAAGCGCTCCAGCAGAAACACTAGCAACGTTAGTAAGAGTTGCTGTAGTTGGATCTAATAAAGCTGTGATTGAAGAAAGTTCATCATTTAATAACTCAAAGTTACTATTGATAACTGGTCTCGACGAAGAAACTGAATCAGTTCCTAAAATTTCAGTAATGTTTGCCATTTTAAATTTTTTATTTTACTTTTATCATATTACGTTTTACAACGTTTTTATTTCCATATGTGTCTTCAGCATTTAACTCAATTGAGTAGAATCCCGGCTCCTTAAAAATATAAGTCAACCACATATTATTATAGTATATATCATCATTTGCTGGGTTAGTTGCATGTTTAATATTCCATGTCGGGTTTTTTAAGCCTGGCATTTTAGAACTATCCACTGCAATTGTTACGTGGGTTGATCTTTCTACTTCTGCAAAGTCTTTAAAAACTCTAGTATCATCAAATGTTGGATTGTAATGTATTACGTGTTGTAAGCCCTCAGTTATATATGTAGGATTTAAATCTCCAGGTGCCTGAAATGATACAGAATTAAAATCATAATTCTTAGAATACTCTTTACCAACTGCTAAAATATAGTAAAAGGTTTCACCAGTACCATCATTATCAATATCGTAAAAAACAGGATTATAATTAAATTTACTAATAATAGGGTCGGCTGATGCGTTTAATTCATCTGCAATAGTTTGCCAAGCAATAATATCTAAAGTACTTGCTGGAGTTGGTGATGTAATAGTTATTGTACCAACGTTTACTGCATTACTAGTAGGATCTATATGTTCTATTTTTAAAACAGTCCCATTAACAATATTTTCTATTTTAAAAGAAGCAGTTTGGTCCGGTCCAATTCTAGTAGAATCCCAAGAAAGATTTTTTGTATCAAACCACCTATATGAAGATTCTTCCCATCTATAAGGACCTGTTGTTTCACTAAATCCAGTCTCACTATAAATATCCTGATACCTTCGTACTGTAGAAAATCTAATTCCCTGGCTTTCATCATGTTGGTAATTAGCTCTATCTAATGTTAAATATAGAGCCGCTATATGCTCATCAACAGTAGTATTATTATTTTGTGGATTGTTCCAATACCCACCAGACTTATTCCAATCTAATATTTTATCGTTCCATGTAAACGATTCTAGCCACTTATAAATTCCATATAACTCTATGTCCTTTAGATTAACTTCTATTAAATCACCCATCCTATAATGAGACCTATGTCCAAATAAATCATAAGTTCTCATTTCAACATCATATGCACCATTGTGTGGTAAAAAAATAGGAAGCCTTAAGTAATCGTCAATCGGTCCTCTAAAACTTTGATTGTAACCTTTGTCACCAGTAACAATCCATTCTACTTCATATACCCATCTTTTCCACCAGTCATTCCATGTTATACCTGAGTGTAATTGTACAGTTCCATTAGGTACTGGAGCGATTCCAGTTGGGTCTGCATCTTCCCATGTAAATAGTGCCTCATCCCAAATATCATCAAACGTAGGTGTTCCATTAAGTATAACAGGACATCCTACTGGAGTGCCTTCATTCCAGGTCTCTAAAGTTCTATCATGATAATTTTCATAGAATGCATCTACGATATCTCTTAGCTCAGTTATTTCAGCAGAGGTAAGAGTAGAATAATCTAGATCTCGGTAATTTAAAAACTTTACATAATTAGTAGCAGCATCATTTTGATCTAATACATTACCAATTACAAGTGCCATATCTTCAATAAAGATTGCTCTTTCTTCTTGGTCAATTTTAAATTCAATATCATGACCCTCACTAAAATAAGAAACAACATTTTGAGTATTCCACACATTAATATTCTTTTGTGTAAAATAATCACCCTCTGCTGTAATGTCAATAATTTTAGCATTAAGGGGTAAAAAATCTAATTGTAATTTATTCTTTAATCCGTATAATTTAAGTAAGACTTCTTCTGGTGTAAAATCAAAAATTTCAGTTACGTTAGGAATATCCCATTCATCATAAGTTCCATTGGGCTCATTGAGCCTATAGACAAGACTAAACTTACTAGTCTTCTTCATTGTCTTAGATGGAGTTTGAATAGTCCTCTTTTTTCTAATCATTTCACCCCTAACCGAAGAGTTAGGAACTGGCACTGCATGTAGCTTGCCGAAATTACTACCAGTTGAATCTACATTTAACCAATACTCTTTTAATGTAATATTATTATAACCAAAAAAGTCAATAGCATTTAAGATTGCCTTATACGTACCGACAAACGGCTTAATATTATGTAGCTCTAATAAGAGTTCCTTTCTTTTCTGGTTTAATAAAATATTATCTGGTGACATTTCAGATAGGTCATGTTCTTTAAATAAAAGAAAATCACCCTCGTTTAATGAGGCACCAAAGTTTTGTAAAAGTACTTTTAATCTTTCATCTTCAGCAACAACCTCACCGTAACATAGAATAGAAGCTACTCGTGTCTTTGTAGATCCAGTTTTTGCGTAAACATACAAAGTTCTTCGATGTGCTCCTTCAATATCAGATTTAATAGCAATATTAACCTGGAGTGCTGATGTATTATTTTTAGAATCATTAATAATATAATAACCATCTGCATTTACACTATCAACATCATTAAAATCACCTAATTCAATTTCAACTGTTGCATTTTCTGTAACAAGCGGTAGACCATCTTTAATATCCGCACTGTACATAAAAATATCAGTACTTTCATTAGGTAGTCTATCTGCCCATTCAAAACAAAATGTAGTTGAAGCACTAGATTCAGATCTAGGATAGTTAAATGTAAAATCATTTCTATGAATAACCTCTTCTAGTATAAATATATTAGAAGTTTCATAGAGGCCAGTAGATACTTCGTCTAAAAATAAATTACCATACAAAAAATTACCATATGTTGCCCCTAAGTCACGAGGTACTAGGTTTAAATCATTTTCAGTATCTTTAAAAAATCTTAAATTATTATAGGCCATTATCTAACGTTTATATCGTCTTTTTTAGTAGTATAATTCTTATAGTTTTTTAAGAACGCAGGTCCCTTTAAAATATCAGATAGTGCCAGATCTATAATAGAAATAAAACCTGAAAGTATTTCACTTCTTAAAATAAAGGAAGATATAGAATTACTTAAGATGCCAATTAAACCCCTAGGAATACCGGTGTTTAAGCGCTGGTCTTTTCTAACTCTAGCCGCCTCATAAAGCTTACTACCTGTAGCTGCATTCGCTATCGTTCTATCAGAATTCTTCTTCATTATCTAAGTGCTTTTCTATTTCCGGCCTGAACTCTAGTATAAATAGTTCTAGGCACTGGCTTTTCATCAAAATTAATACTTAATGCAGCTTCCCTATTTATGTCAACACCATCGGGGATCATATCACCATCTCTATCTTCCCAGCCACCTCTAAATACTGCAACCTCTTCTTTCTCCATAATAATGTCGCCCCATTGGTCTAATCCAGCAATATCTTCTGGAATTACTGAGTTAGCATCAACATTTACTATGTTCACCGTTTCTAACTTTTTAAAGAACACATATTTTTGTTTACCATTTCCTATCTCTTCTAATAATACAGGCTCTTGTGGTTGCACTTGTGTTGTGATTGATTCATAGTAACCAAGCCTTCTAGCTCTTTCTTCAGTTTCAGAAATAAATCTAACATTTACTGAATCAATACCTTCTATTTCTTCTAAGATATAAATAATATCAGATTTAGGTAATTTATCTCTTCTTGTTATATTTAATAAGTAATCAGAAACAACAGCCGTAACATCACTAGAAATATCTGCCGTACTAAATCCTTCAAAATATCTAATATCAATATCCATTGAATATTTTCTAATCTTTGGTTTTACAAAATTAACTTCCGTTGTTACCATCATTTGACCAGAGTCTTCTAATACCTTTAGCATTGCATCATACTCTTCTTGTTGAAAAAACATCTCATTTTGCGGTATTGAAAAATAATCGCCACCTTTAGAAACTTTTTTCTTAATGTCTGGTACTGCAAAAATATAAATAACGTTATCATCATCTAAATACTGGTCGTCAGTTCTATTGTAAGCGTCAATATAAGAGAATATAGCATATCTAGAAAGAAAGTATTCATAATTATCTGGAGTTGCCAGTACGAAGCTCTTAGAGGCCATAGGAGTTAATATCTTTGTAAAGTCAATAGATTCTCTATTAGCTCCCATCTTTGGCGAAGAAGTTACTTCAACCATTAATAAATCATCAAGGTTATGTAGTGTACCTGTTGAATCTTCACCTTCAACTTTCCATTTAACTTTTAATTCACCAGAGTCATTAAGATTCCCTTGTACACCTTTATGTTTTAAATACTCTACTTCTATGATTGCACCAGTTTGTGGAATTGCTCCAAAATTAGAGTTTCCAAAATAAATATCTAGTCCCCCAGATATTCCTGTTTTAATTAAATAGCCTTTTTCATCCGGTAATAAGTCATATAAAGATTCATGCTTAGTCCATAATTCACCATTAACACTAAGTGAAACTCTATTATGGTCTGTTAACGAGCTACCAGTTTTACAATTAAAAGATTGCATTGCTGTACCAGAACTAGTAAACGTTTGTCTCTCAAAAACACCTTGTACAATACTACATGTAGTCCAATCTTTATTTAATGTTGAAATTCTAAATGCATCTTTAGAAGTTAATAAGGTATAAAAAAGCCCGTTTGATTCAAACTCAAGCTCGGCTCTACCGTCTATTGTTAATCCAGTTCCTGCAATTGATTGTAAGTCAGCACTTGGATTCCACTTAAATCTAATTTCACCAAATGCAGCATAACCCCTAGTAGCGTCATGTCCGGTTAATCTAGACATTCCATAAATAGATTCTGGATGTTGAGCTGTATAAATATTTTGCTCAACTAAAGCGTCTTCAATATAAAACATAATAAGCTCAGTGATTTCAGATAAAACTGTAACAATTTGAGCAAACGGAGATGCTGCCGTAAATAACGTACCAGCTCTTTTATATGCCGATATAATATAATCACGGGCATCCTCTCTAATTTTATTAGAAGTAATCCTTAGTGTATTTAAAAACTTTTGTTCAGCCATTTTGTATTCTTATAATTTATGTACTATGTACGGATAGAGACTTCATATTTATTATCTATCTTAATATCAATATATCCAATATCTCTTGCATTACCCCTTTCAAAAGAAACATCAATTGTAACTTTGTGTTTATTTGATAATGGGCAATATGCATTTAATTGGTTCCTTATTTGTTTTTTAATTTTATATTCGGCAAAACCAAACGTATATATCATATCTCCTAGATTACATCCAAACCCAGGAAGACCCAAAACATCGCCCCTTCTAGTAAATAGAATAGTCTCAATTTGAGTAATTAACTGTTGTACCTCATCCTCAATGTGTACTTTATCCCTGTCAAAATTTGGGTCGCCATCGACTTTAATATAGATCTCCATTTTATATGTATTCGTTTTTTATGAGTGCATCATCCAATCGACACCTTCATCTCCTTTAATTTCTTCTTCAATTACAGAAAGTTCTTCATCACCCATATCTTTTATAGCTCCATAATCAAATTCAACATTACCAGGCATTGCAAATTTAAAGATACCTAATTTTGCACCAAGTGATTGTTTAATCTTAGCACTTACATATCTAAAGAATAGCTCGTCGCTGTATAAAGCACAGTCATGGATTGTTTCATAAACTTCTAATATTACGTCACCCTTTGGAGTATCCCCCATGATTTTTAAATCACCGGTTAATTGAGAATAATGAAATGAGATAGGATTTTCTAGAATCTGTCTAGATAAATCTGCTAAAGAAGCATTAAGAACATAATATTGTAATTCTTCAGCAGCATCAGCAGCACCAGCACCATCATACATTCTTCTAAATAACATTCTTTCCATAGAAAAGTCAGATCCGCTTTGAAATCTTTTATCCATGCCACTACCAACACCATTCCAACCCGACGCAAGGTCATATAATCCATATACAGAATAGACTTGGCCACCCAAATCTTTCTTAAGCCCGGCTACATCACTAGAACCTGCGTTTGGCAGTGTTAACGTCCTATGCTTCTTAAAATATTCAGTTTCAAATATCTCATGTGGTATATGATAATAATTCTCTTTAACTGAGTACTCATACTTTTTATACATCCACTTTTTAGCCCTCTTAATAATATTAATGACCTCTTTTTGTGGTAACTGTATTGGAATCATACAGGCTCCAGAAATATCATCTGCAATTTCGCTAAGAAATTCATTTAAACAATTTGTACCAAAATCTCTTGGCGTGTTTAAACTACCTTCATTTCCACTTCTAATTTCACTCATTTTATTTTATTTTTATTTTATTTTTGTACTTACTACTATTTCAGTATCTTCAAATCTAGCAGTATTACTTTTAAAGCCTTCTCTAAATATACCCCCAATCATTTTACCTTTAAAGATTCCATCTCTACCAAAGACATAACAATTAGTCACCTCACAGCTACCATGAACATAAGAAGATTCAATCTTAGATTCACGCACTTCAGTCGATCTATAAAAATCACATCTTATTAAATTAGCTCCTTTAACAGTGCATCCATATAAATTAGACGTTTCAATATTACCGGCTAATTCACAATCTATAAAATCATAACCTTCTAATAAATAACAGATTCCAAACTTACCATCTTTAACCTGTACCTTTCCTATGTCGCTGTCATAATTAATCTTACCCGAGGTCATACCACCATTAACAATTAAGTCTATTACCTTTTTTTTGATTTTAGCCCATTGTAATTGTATAATTTGCTCATGTTCCTGTAGGTCTACCATAAGAGTAATTTCAGGCCAGTATTTATTGATATTTTTCCAATCTTTAGCACTCTCTATTATTGGTAAATTCTTGTTAAGAATCTTTCTAAGCTCAATCTTATTCTCTTCAGTAAAAAGAGGGCTATTACAAGAATTCCACATTTGCATCAAAAACATTTCAGAAAGATAAAAAATATTATCAGCTTTCTTTTCGTAATCAGCACCACCCAAATATCTAAACTCTAAATAATTGCTTTCTTTTTTAGAAAAGTTAATTCCATAATATTTAGTGTCTGCAAATTTATAACTCATTGACGAAATATTACTTCCATCAAAGAAATAAGCTTCATCTTTAGGCATAATCCATTTTATGCTTTTGGCATAAACTGACTTCTCTCTACCTGGAAAGAATTTGTAAACTTGTGCTTCGTTAAAATCAAGAATAAACTTTAAGACATTCATCTTAGAAATCATTGCAGGATCCTCTAAGTATTTTTTATCAAATGAAAGATTAATATGTATAGAAGCTCTATCATTAGTATAACCATTCTCTTTAATCCAATTTAAAACATTAGAAATCATAATTCTAGCGTTTCTATATGGAAGTGGTCCTGTTACTAATTCTGTTAAGCCCTTACCACCAGACATATCTGGCTCTAATTTAAACTCATCAGCAGATGGTTGAAAATCAGAATGTGCTTTATCTTCAAGCCTAATAGGTCGGCCTAGGAGCTTACTCAATGATTTTTGAGTCTCTTCTAGGCCGATATTAGAGTAGAATTCGAACTCGACACCTACTAGCGCTGCGTTCAGTACTGAGTTACGATCTGAATTCTTATTTAATTTTTGCATCTTAGAGTATGATATTACGTTTCAATATATATCACGCTTAAAGTGCTTTAGTTATTATGGCATCTTTAAAAATACCTTTTTACTCTCTGTATCAATTCTTGTAATCTGAACTGTAATTTTATCACCACTATTAAAGACGTCTATTAAGCCATCTTCAAGTTCACTAACATGTAACAAACCGGTGACTCCATCTTCAATGTTTACAAATAAACCATACTCTTTTTTCGTCTTAATGATAGCCTCAATCGTAGATGGAATTTGATATCTTGTACTAATATCATTCCATGGGTTAGATACTATATTATCTTTTTGAGTTAATGTAATCTTAGTATTAGAAACAATATCTTTTACTTTAAATGTAATTGCATCACCTGGTTTAATATCTCTAGATTTAAACAACCCTGAAGTCGCGTCGTCTAGATCATTAATGTGAATCATACCAGTAAGACATTTATTAAATTCTACAAAGACACCATATCTAGCAGTACCAGTAACATTACCAGTATATTCAACACCCTCGTTATCCTTAATAGACTGAATTTCTGTTGGAATTAATGCTTGTAAATATTTTCTATGGGATACCACAATCGTGCCTCTATCTGAAGAGAAGCTTACCGGTACCACATAAATTTCAGTACCAATAATAGATTCAAAGTCATGGAGTTTATTAATTCCAGCAAGTGAACCTGGCATAAAACATTCTACGCCTTGTACTTCTATAATATAACCACCGTTCTCAATCATATTTTTAACAGTACCAACCCAAGCAGTATTACCTTCTTCAACACCTGCTCTTAGGTCTAGGAATACTTTATGCCTTACACCACCTGATATTGAACCAAGTACATGTGTGTTATTTTTATTAGAAGTAATTAAAACAGCAGTTTCTTCACCTGGTTGTAATGCTTTAACAAGAGCAGTCTCTTTATCATACTTAACATAGATTAGTTCTCTATATCCAATATCGACTGAAATAAATTCTTGACTTACAGCAAAGATCTTGCCCTCATAGATAGAACCTTCTGTGATTAATGGCAATACAGGATTTTGCCTATCCATCTCCTCCATTAAATCATAAAGTTCTTGAGCATAAGATTCTCTCGAATATACTTTATCTCCTTTTTTAGTCTTAATGTGTGGGTTTGGTTTTCTGGTTTTAGAAGGACATGTGGCCTCGTAAGCATCCCACATGAATTCACCATTTTCATCGTAAAAGCTCTGTTCAGTTTCTGGAGCTTGTTCTTTAACTTCGATTTGCGGTTCTGGAAGTTTATCAACCGTTTTGTCTAGGGTTACCGTAGTAATTCTAGGTCTTTTGTTTTTTTCGTTGTTCATTTATTTTTATATTAAAGGTGTAACATATTATATATCCACTTTCTTTTCTATTATGGGAGCATTGGCTTCTACAAAAAATAATTGCCAAATAATTTTTTTATGTCAAATAAAATGATTATATTAGTACTGTAATTAAACACAAACAAAAAACTAAAAGTTATGTCAACAGAATTAAAATCATTAAAAGGTCAATTTCACAGTCAAAAGACAAACGAAATGGAAAACACTGAAATGTCATTGACAAGATTCAGTGGAGGTAAAGAGGGTATGAAACTTCAATTAACAATGAGAGAGCAAGGAGACTTCTTTACTCATATCACCCTTAACACAGAAGAACTTAGAACTTTAGTTAAGGAAATCCAAGAGAACTTCGAATTATAAAATAATTAAATATGAAAATGTTTAAGAAAGACGGTAAGACCGCAGTTTTAGTAAGCTTTAAAACACAACCGGTACAAAACCAATCATAGGTACATAAGGCACCAGTGGCACTGGAATACCTCCAAGATATATTAGTTTAAACTCTAATAAATGTAGAGCATATGTTGCTGCAAGTGCAGTGGCAACTGTCGCTGCTGGTGGTATCGTCGCTGGTAATTTATCAAAAGACTTACCACTATTTAAGGCTCTTCTTAAACCCTTTGCAAGTCTGGTTTTGCTTCCGTAATAAATTGGTATATAAAAACCCATTAATGGTGGAACACTTAATGCCGGAAGCATTGGGGTAGCTTTATTAAAGGGCTGCACTAGATGCAAATACCAATATGTAATTGTAGCTTCTGCCAATTCTTCATAAGGGTCGCCAGATGGATATTGGTATGGAATATCTGGAAGCTCTTCTTTAGCATCACATTCATCCGCAGCCTTTTTAGCGTCTAGTGCTAATTGTACTGTAAATTTATAAACAGTTCCGGCATTGGCATTACTTCGCAATGTGTCAAGTTCATCTAATGTAATATTTTCATTAATCCCGGGAGGTGTGCCTTGCCACTTAACCTTATATTCTAAATCTTCATAGTTATATTTAATCCAATTAGTTTTTTTATCATAATAAATATGCTTTAAATAATTATTTGAATCCGGAGCCCAATTATAACCTCCAGTATAAACCTTCCTTTGGT